ATTTCAACGCTTCTGTCGCTACTAGTTTCAATTTCTAAATTATTTAATATGTTCCCAACAGTGGTTTCAATTTCCACTATATTTTTAGTGTCAAAAATTTCTATAGTAAAATCGCTCAAGTGTCACACTCCAATAACGAAGATGATTGACTAAATCGTTTAACAATATTAATTGTGCCATATATTAATCGTATAATGTATTTACCGCCGCCAATGTATAAGTTATCATCACTTTGTAATTCCAAATCATATTTTGCAGCATTAAACGTAAAACTATTGGTGGTGCTAGCCGGTATCATAAGAGTTATTTTACCAATTAACGGCTCTATACTAAATTTATATACACTATAATCTATATTCTCTGTGCTAAAAGTTTGAGTAAGATTAGTGTTAGTTTTCCATGTTAATCTAGCACACCAATTTGTAAGATCAATAGGGTTCCCATTATCGTCTTTATAAACCAAACTTAATTTAAAAGAGGAGCCTTGTTCTATACTAAAATCGTATTTGGATGCTGCCATAACATATCACCTCTGTTTATTATAGTTATACACCTTAATCATGATAAGAAAAAAGCCGCCCAAAATTGAGCGGCTCTTCTCTGTGATAAAACTATTAAGATAATATATTATAGAGAACCAAGAAGTACTCTACGATTATCTAGAACAGCAAAGCCTAGTTCGGCCCAGCCGTAGAAACCAGCTCGTTTCTGACGATGAAGTGTTTCATCTTCAAAAATTTGAACTTCTTGACGAATTGGCATAACAAAACTATCGTTCTTGCGAAGATCAAGACCAACAACAATTTCTGTATCGCTTCCTGGCATTGTGCCACCAAGAGTTGATGTATAGAATAGTTGATATTGTTGACCAACACCAAGTTCGTCACGATCATGAAGATTAACGCCGAAAACTCTGTTAAGAGCGCCGTCAGCAGCGGTATAGATTTCGCGACGAGTAATTTCGTCAACTTGATCAACACCCCAGTTACGGATGTCTTCCATAGCTTCTGGAGAAACGTAAAGGTCTGTTAACATACCTCTGTTATTAGAAGCAGAGTTACCTCCGCCATTACGTCTCATAACAGTTTTCATTAAACTAACAAGACGCTTGGTAAACTGGCTAGCATTAGCATCGCTGTCATAAACAACAATGTTACGATCAACACCAGCGGCCAATAGTGTGTGCCAGCCATCATCATTCATCTTCTTAACGAACGAGGCTTCTAGCACTTCCATAGCACGACCAACAACGTCCCAACGAGCATCACGAGCATACTTTAAGAGATAATCGATGCTGGCACCAACATCATATGTTGGAACCATAACATAATCACCCTCAACATGACGCTCTGGAATATAACCGTGGTTAGGAATTGTGTAGGCCACAAAGTCCTTCTCGGTACCAGGAGCTAAGAAATCAAGAGGAAACTCTGGTGTGGCACTTTGATCAAGACGAATTGGTTCAAAGATACCATCAAGAACATCACCATTAAGAACGCCCTGACGAAGAGGTAGTTCTAGGGCTTTTGCAAATTCGGCATTAGCTGCTAAAGCAACCTCTCTTTGAGCTGAACCAGAACGCTTTAGTAGATCACTAAGTTCTGGAGTTGGTTGAAATTTTTCAGTTTTAGCTGACATATTTATTTCTCCGTGTATGAAAATTATAGGTTTACTGATACTTTAGCATAGCCGTCAGTGTCTTTGCCGCTTAAGAACTGACCAACTTTAACAGCATTAGAACTACTTGTGCCAATCAAGCCACTAGCACCAACATAAGCATCTGTTCCAGCGGATGGAGTGATGCTGGCAACTAACATATTTGTTGTAACTTGGCCGTTACGTAATAGTGTTACTTTGCCACCGACCTGAACCTCATCTTTGTGCCAATTAATGTGTTGGCGAGTAAGATCAAGATTCACAACATCATTAAGTAGAACGCCTACTGGCTTCGCACCAGATGCTACAGCGGCGTAAGCAACAACAGCATTGGCATCGTCCATAGACACGCCAACACCAGTTGTTGAAGTTACAGCGCTAACAACACCACCGCGCTCTGCTATAGTAGTCATGAAAAAAGAGATATCTGTTAATAGTTCGATACGATCAGGTTTTAGAGCCATTGTATGTTCTCCGTATAAAGATTACTTAGTTTTTTTTGCCTAATTTACTGTAAACAAACTCAACAAGAGCTGCACGAGTGGTATTTTCTTCTTCTTCAGAAGAATCAGAGCCAACTGTTAATTCAATATTTGTTTCTGTTTCAACATTTTCTAGATCAGAAGCACTTACTTTGGGTTCAACAATCTCTTCTGCTTCTGCAACTTCTTCTGCTTTCATTTTCATTTTCATAGCATCTTCTTTTTTCATTTTCATAGCAGCAAAAAGAGTTGCCATAGCGTCAAATGCTTCGTCTTCGATATTCTCATATTTTTCAACAAAAGCCAAAGCAGCATCTTCTTCGACGCCATTATCTACAAGGGCAGCTTTTCTTTTGGTCATTTTTTCTTTCTTGACCATTTCTGCTTCTTTTGTTTTATAAGCAGCGACTGTTTCGTTGGCGCTATCAAGTTCTGCTTTCATTTTCTTCATTTCTTCTTCTTTTTTCTTCATCTCTTCATTTTTCATTGCAATAGCTTCTGAAAGTTCTGAGATTTGTGCTTCTAATGAAGTTTTGAGTGCTAAAAGCTCTTCTGAAGCAGAAGCTTTGACTTCTTCGATTTCTTTTTTCATAGCAGTTTCTCTTTCTGTGAATTCGTTAGTTTGGGTTTGTAATTGAGATTCTAGTGCAATATTTTTTTCGGTTAATGAATTAACAGATGCGTTAGCTTCAGCTACAGCCTCTTGACAAGAAGTTTCCATAGCCACCAATTTGTTTTTGATTTCAGTTACATCTTGTTCTACACTCATTGTATTATTCTCCATTTGATTATTCAATCGAATACTTATTACACCTAAATTTTCATTTTCGTTATTTTTTTCTTGAGGATTATCAATTTTTTTATTTTCTTCAAAAAGATTCTTATTAAAAACTATACTATCTTCATTTGCAGGTTTGTCAACAAATCCTTTACCAGTAAAGGTAATATTTCTTAAAACTCTACCAATTTTATAATCATTATTTTCTCCTTTACCGCCGTATGCTCTAAGATATTTTGTTAAATAAGCTGTTTCATCACTTCTACTCAGCACTTTATATTCATTGGTTTGTTTATTAATTACTCCATAATCAAAACCTTTAAAAAAGCATTCCATACTAACAAACTTAGTACCATTTTGAATTTCACTAATTAATTTTTCTGATCTTTCTCTAAGTTCGGAAGTGCTAAATCCTTTATATATAACAGAACCTGTGAGAATATGGAATTTGTTTGGTAGATTTTCTACGGGAGTTTCTGGATCTATTAATAGCCCATCCTCGGTAATAGGCCAATTTGATATTATATGACCAACAATTAAACTTTCGTTATGTTCTAGATTTGTGGGTTTATGTTCTGGAGTGTGTTTAGCATTCCATACCTCGTACTTATCAAATACATCATCATTTTTATTCCATGATGAGGTTACTAGAATAGATTGAACATAAAATAGATCACTATCGTCATAAGATGCTAAACTTTTAAATGATTTAGATGATAATCTGAGAGAGCATGGCTCTGCAACACTAGCATAAGCAATAGAAGACGAGGCTAATATTTTTGATGTTAAGCCATCTTCTTGTTCGTGTGGATATATTATCATTATAAACCTTTCAAAAAGATTTGATTATTATTTTGTACTATACACCATTGTATAAAAAGATGATTTAGCTTGTTTAATTTCATCAACTGTTAATTCTCTAGAGAGTTCTAATTTAACCAAATTTAACCAATTATAAAAAGTTTTAGTATCATTACTAGTTGATGCTGATAAATATTCTGTTATATTTTCTTCATTTAGTTTAGCAAAAGGTTTGGTCTGAAAAAGAATATTTGTTTTAATTTTTTCTAATTCTTCATTTTCAGCATTGGATAAACTCCTTAAATTTTTCTTATCAAAATATTCTAAAATTAATGGATTGATTATAGAACTAATTTTGTCTTGTGCAGAAGATGACCATATTAAGAGTTTGGCGCCAGTTTGGGGCGAAAATGTTCTGTCCTTTCTTTTTTCGGTATCTTTGGATAATTTGGGTCTGCCTTCGCCTGCTTCTTTCGGCAACGATTCCGAGGACGGATCGTTAGCCACCTTGGGTGCCCCAAAAGGAGATTTTACTTGTTCTGCTTTTTGTTCTAATGCTGTTTTTTCGCTTGGTTTTTTCTTTGGTAAATCTAATCCTACTTGACTTGGTGTTACAATTCCTAATTGTAAAGATATTTTCTTAAGAGCATTTTCAAATTGAGGATCGTGCCACGGACCAGCTTTTTGTACCATTCTTTCGGAATCTCTTTCTTTTCTTTCTCTATTAAGTCTTGATTTTTCCATATCTGGATCAAAGCCAAATTTGGTCTGTAATAACTCATCACTAATAAGACTTCTATCTGCTAATTGTATTAGTAGTGCCTTCTCTGCGTCTTCATTACTTAGGTCCATTCTATCAAATTCTATTTTAGCTGGATATCTAAAACCCATAGCTTTTTGCACAATTTCTATTTCACCTTCCCAAAATTTAACCAACATATCTCTACCATATTGTAGTCTTTGTGTTAAGGTTTTTAGACTAATAAAATTATTAGTAGTTCCTGCTGCTCCGAATGTGCCAGTAAGTGTTGGAGGAATTCCCAAACCAGCATAGATAGCATTTAAATGAGGAGTATATTTACCTTCTCCAAGAAAATTATGAACATTAGTATTACTTTCTAACAATTCAATATCTGGGCCCCATACCAAATCCATTGTACCGCCACCAACATTGTTTCCTAAAATTTGTGCTAGTTTGGCTGTTGCTGCTTTTGTTGGAGCAATTTTATGTTCTAAATTACCTAATTTGAAAATTCTAATATTACTTATAGCTCCATCTAGAGCCGCCATGTCTGCTAATTTTAGTTTTTCGATAACAGTAATATCGTCCATAATAGCATATATCATAGGATATGCCCATGCTTGCCAATCATCTTTTTTATAATGAAAAACTAGTGTCTTTTCCGGATCTAATGGATATGGTCTTTTAGTTTTAGCTGCTAATACTATTGCTTCTGGAAGAAGAGATACTATCTGTTTTTCTGCTTCTGTTTTTGGACTATTAATATTTTTTCTAAAAGTAGCCGGTAAAATTAATTCATATCTTTTTTCACTAACAAATGATGATAAGGATCCGGCTGCGCTTTCAACATAAACTGGATCTATAAAAGTATATCTCCAAGGAATTTCTTTTTTTTCTATCTTAAATTGATCCATCTGTTTAACATTGAGATCAGGAGATCCAATAGTTTTGTATAGATTATCAGTAACTTTTAATGATATTTTGGCTGTTTGTTTATGAATAACAATATTGCCTGTTTTATATAGATTATTTAAAAATCTTTCGCTACGATCTTTACCATTAATTTTTTTGAACCACTGTCTATAAAATCTTTCTATTCTTTTATTTTTATGAACTAATTTAATACCATGTACAGCAAAATCACCCATAAGATCGATAACATTTTTTACCAAACCAACACGATGATAAATATCTTCTGCTCTTCGGATAACTAGTTTAATCTTTTTAGGAACAGCTTCGTCTGGTCTAAAAGCATAGTAGTCATTACGAGTTAATCCAGGACGACCACCAGTATCACCGTCTAGATTAGAAAAATCTATACTATACCTTCTACCGCCGCCAAAAGCTGCTGTAGAATTTTGAATTCCTGTAAATTCATCTAGAGATTCGGATGATCTTTTAAGAGCATCTTGTTTACTAGATAAATCCTCTCCCCATGTGACATAAGCATCCTCTCCTATAGATGATGCGTTTTTAATAACGTCTTCTTTGTTTGGTTTTCTGGGCATATATTTATTTCTAATGTAATAGTAATGCTATTTGATTACTTTAATAATACACTTTTATCTGTAAATTCCTTGATAAATATCGTCATCATTAACATTCGATGTGAACCATTCGGGACCTTTATATAGTTTATTACTTTGTTGATTAACTAAATCTCTACTATCTCCACCAACAATATCATAATTTGGAGACTGTAAGGTTCTATTTAATTGTCTAGCTATCATATTAGCTATCAATAATGAACTATATCGGTCTTTTCGTAATCTTCCTTTTTTACCATTTGGTAATTTTACTTCCGGAGTATCCCATCTGTCTCTTGCTTGTGGACCAGTGCTAGTTTGGGTCATAACTATAGTTGTTAATTCGTTTTTAAGTTCTTCTATTTCTAGTATGCATTCACTAACGCTATCATATAATGGATTTAAATCGTCGTCTAAGATATTTTTTCCTTCTTTTTCCATAGCAAGACCAAGTGTAAGATTATCAAAACGTGGAAATAGTAATATTTTATCTTCTAGATCTTTTCTTAATCCATGATTAGCTTGACTTGTCCAATCTGCCTTTGCAAATTGTACTAGTTCCAGAATGTGTAAACCTTGTTGAGAATCAGTATCTTTTGCTTTGTCATAATCAATAATTGGCCATATTAGTTGTTCATTATCTTGAAGCTTGCCAGGATCGTGCAAAGCTTCTTCTATTGCAACGCCACCCCCTTGAGCATCCATTCCTATTCTAATAGGAGGAAAGGTTTTCATAAGATCTCTAATTTTTCTAGAACAAAAACTATAAAAGTCATATTCTTGTGCTAGTCCAACCTTTTGTCTTTCTTTAAAATTATTTCTATTTGTTGCCCAACAATATACTATTCTAGAATGATCCGGATGAACTTCTAATATTACTATACTAAAATTATCTTGTTCACTAGCAGGATCGATACCGTAAACATAATGTAAATTAGGATTACCTTGAGTTATAGCATCAAAAACTACTGGTTTGTTACCAATTGTTATTGCCGGATAATCTTTTGTAACACAACTTTCTATTAAACTTCTTCTAAAAAATCCCTGACTATCATTAACGAAACATGCAGCATATTCCATATTATATATACCAACATGAATAGTAGCTTTTGCTCTACTTACTTGTTTATCATCCATAAATCCTTTAGGTATTAATTCATAGGGTATACGAATAATACTATAATCTTTCCAATTAAAATTTGGTGGAATTTCTCCATTAAAGATTTCTCGTAGTTTTCTTTCTTCGCCTTTACTTTCTATAATACTTTTATATCTTTTCCAGTACTGAGCAAAATGCTTGAAACCGTAGTCTGCTGTTCCACTTATCACTGCTTGATTATTAATTCTTCTAGAAATAGTATCTAATTCTTCGCTCCATACTCCTGCTAATTTCATAGCTGCTTTTTTAGCTTCTTCTTTAACGTTCTGAATTGGACTGGCACTAACAGCAGCGAAACCAGAAACTACCGTCTCATAAATATCTGGAGATATACTACTAAACTCATCTGCTAAAATAATATGAGCGCGTAAACCTCTAATCTTATCTCCATTACCTAAAGGAATAGCTATGGCCCAACTATCTCCCAGTCTTATAGTACATCTATCAACATCTCGTCGTGGACCATCTTCGTTGCCATTGAATATGCTTCTTAAAATAGGACTATTTTTCCACATATTTTCCATATATTCAAAGATAATTTTACTTTGTCTAAAAGCAGCACCAACTATAACCACCTTGGTCCCTGGATAGAAAGCACACTTTAGTACCGCATACAGAGCTAACAGAAAGCTTTTACTAAAACCACGACTACCAATAAGCATAGGGAAAGGACGATTCCACATTTCTTGTAGAACCATAGTCTGCATAGGATGTAATTCTATGTTAAAAATAAGTTTACAGGTTGATCCTATATAATATGGATTTCTTAAAATTCTTAATAGATGCAAGTCTGGATTTTCTATATCTTCCTTTGTCCTATGAATCATAGGATTATTAGGAATACTAAGAGCACTTATATCTCCTAGTCCAAGCCAAGCATTATCAAAACTTTTAAAATCAACCATTAGATTGCTTTATTAATCTTCTAGAAGTTTTTATCGCTCTTTTAACTATCATAGATGCTACAGACTCAATGTATGGTAAGCTTCTTTTTGCGCTTTCTTCTTTTAGCCAACCTAGGATAGTTGGTAAATTTTGTTCGCACCAGTCATTACCTTTTTCATTCATTTCTATAGCATGGCGTCTGCAAGAACAATTTGGGGTACTTTTAATTCCCATTGTGCTAATCATATTTGTTAATATGGTTCCTGGACCATTAGGAAATTCTTCTAAGGTTTTGGGAAATTTGCTTCTAAGCTTGGTTGCGGTATCATCTTTAATGCTATCATATAGTAGTTGTTCTAGTGTGGATCTATTAACATCCCCAAGCTTCTCATAATCGATACCATTTGCAATAACAAATGAACCAGGAATATTTCTAACAGTTGCAGAAACTATCTTGTTGGTTGGATTGTCGTGATAGGTAACATCTAAATAATCCATAACTAATGGTGGTGGATTAACTAATTGATTATTTTGATCAGTATATGGTGGCGGATAGATGGTGACTGAATTTTCAAGTTTCATTTTGGTTCTCCTTTGGTTTATTGTTTATGAGGTAAATCCTTTTAATAATATATTCTGCTACTTTTTCTGCATTAGATGCATTATTACAAAATAATACTTTAATATCGTATTTAAGCTGCCAATCTAATATATTCTTCATTATAAATGCTGGAGTAATTCTAACTTTATCCCACATTCTTTTTGGTAGATTTGATCCTATAGGATAGTTTAACACATCATTCATGCTAAATTCTAATAGGAAAAATGAATATTTAAGTTGGCTCATTCTATGTACAACATCTTTGAACCGTGGTTCAATAATATTATTAGCAATTTCATTTATACTCTTTTTACGTTCTATAGCAAAAACGTCCTGAAGACCTTCTATACTATAATCGCCAGTATCTAATTTTTTATTAGCAACTACATAATCCTCAAAAGACCACGGTTGTTGCTCTCTGGTATCTATTATGATCGTAAAGTCTTCATTATTTATCATTTGATTTTTTATTATCAGATATTAATTTGCTAAAAACTGCTTCGTATGCGTTTTCGTTTCCTTCTATAAGAGAGTGATGAAATTTACACAAAGTGATTCCGTTATTTATATTATATCTCAAATCAACGCTATCAACCCATCTTTTGATATGGTGAACATGTAATTTTTTAGATGCTAAACATCCTGGCCATTGACATTTGTATTGATCTCGTTTTTTAACCTCTTGTCTAAAATTTTTGTATAATGGATCGTTATAATTTCTAAACATTAGCGTAAACTTTAATGTCGCTTTGTATCATTTCGCTAACTAAATCATCAAAAGAAGTTGATGGAATCCATCCTAGTACTTTTTGAGCTTTAAGAGATCGGCCACATAAATAGTCAACTTCTGCTGGTCGATATAATGACGGATCAATTTCCACATATTGTTTGTAGTCTAGATCCACACTCTCAAAAGATTTGATAACAAAATTTAATACGCTATGAGTTTGACCGGTACAAATAACAAAGTCGTCAGGAACATCTTGCTGTAGCATCAAATACATAGCATATACATAATCTTTAGCGTGACCCCAATCTCTGTAAGCTTGAAGATTACCAAGTTTTAAACTGTCTGATGTTTTCTTGTTAACTAATTGGCCAATATATTTGGTAACTTTTCGCGTTAGAAAATTTTCGCCACGTCGCGGACTTTCATGATTAAATAGTATGCCGCTAGTAGCAAAGATATTATAAGCATCACGATATATTCGTACCAAATTGTGACTAGCAACTTTGCTAACAGAATACGGACTTTGTGGAATTAGTGGAGTATTTTCATCTTGATATTTATTATTATCTTTATCCACACTATAATTTTTACCAAACATTTCGCTAGTGCTAGCTTGATAATATTTTGTAGCAGATGATGTGGTTCTTATGCCCTCTAAAATATGTAAAACTCCCATGGTATTAATATCAAACGTTGTGGAGGGCTGGTGAAAACTGGTTCCCACATGACTCATAGCGGCTAAGTTATAGAATTCGTCTGGTTCGTATTGTTTTAATATGGATAGTATTACTGAAGGATCTGTAAGATCAAATTCCAAAAGAGTTAAATTAGGATGATCTACTATACTGGATATTCTTTCAAAATGATACGAACTACTACGTCTATATAATCCAATAACTTTGTAGTCTTTTTCTAATAATAGTTCGGCTAGATAGCTGCCATCTTGACCAGTAATGCCTGTTATTATAGCTGTTTTATTCATTGTGATTTTCCATAAATTCTGGTGTTAGTAATGGTACGTCCACAGTATTGTCTTGATAAGTATGATATTGTTGCATTCTTTCTTTGGCTCCGTTTGCTGCCATTCCAAGAATTTCCATTTCTTTGCCTTCTTTTTCTCTGACTATTTCATCTTCTAGCATTCGTATTAAACCAACCCAACTACTTTTGCCATCTTCTATTCTTTTTATTCTTTGTTCCCTAGTAGCTTTAAGATCCTTGCTAATTTTTTGCTGTTCGTTAAGAAGTTTGGTATATTCATTAGTGTAATTAGCGATACTGTTGCGGGCAAACGACAATTGAGTTTCGAGATTAGCCAGTTTCGGTATATCTCTTTGATCCTCACTTTTTTCATATTCTTTATCCACAAGCTTTTGTAATTTTTCAGTTTCGCTAATGTGTCTTTTTCGTTCCTTCATGCTACGGTTAATTAATATATCAATAGTGATAAATTGTTTAATTTGCAACTCTTCTGCTGGTAAAACGTCTTCTCTAAACTGTTTTATTAGTCCAACCCAAGTATCTTCAAAGTATTGGAGTTCGCCGCTGTCCGCATCAAATTGACGTGTAATTTCTACCCAAAAGGTTTTACTATGTAATTTATCTTTTAGGGTTTCATAAGCCGCTTTGTCTTCTGGATCAATTAGTAAATTATTTTCATTAATATATCGCTTAATTGGTCCTTCATGACGATTAAGATTAGATGATATAGTATCTATGCTTAATAAATTAACATTCTCACGAATATAAGCTTCTTCATCTAAACTTAGTTGTCCTCGTTTTTTGGGAATTCTGTTGGCTTCCACTGGTGCTCCTTCATTATTTCAGCGATGTGTTTTTTAAGTTTAGTTAATTCTGACTTATTAATTTTTTGATTGTGTTTTAATTTTAAATAGCTTTCTCTATATTCTGATCTTATATTAGAATCTAAAAAAGATACTATTTCTGAGCTTTCATGAGAAGTACTAGATGCTGACAATAACGATAAATCTTCAACATAAGATGGCTTGGCTATGTTCTTTTTAGCATCGTTTCGCTTGGCCCATGAAGCATATGGTTCGCATTCCTTTTTGTCAATAAATTTAGAGCACTGATTGTTAGAAACTTTATAAGCAGCATCGTATAGTGGACACGTTAAACAAGGCTTGTCTGGTCTTTGATAGTTATTTCTTTTGTAATTAAATAACCGATTTCGCACATGAGTCCATAAAAAGTTTTCTAATGGCCTTTTATAATCATAATTTTTTAATCCTTCTAACGCAAATATGGCCGCTTGTTGTTTCATGTCCTCGGCACTGTGATAGCCGAATTTAAATTTGTGAGCTAATTTTTTAGTAATTTTATCTAATACTTGTAAAAATTCAGCATCTGAAACTTGATTTTTATTTTCCAGAATTTTTTTCTTCATTATCTAGTAGAATTGATATATCCTCTCCGTCTGGTAGTTGCAGATCGCTTTGAGCCTGGTCCACAATACATCCTGATGCTTTGACCGATAAGATCGAAGATGTAAGATTGGTAATATTAGAATCAAAATTAATCATATTGAGCCCCTTGCTTAAAAGAACCAAAACTATAATATAATAGAGTTGATCATCACATTGTCAATATTTACACTATATGGAGAGAATAAAATGAGCTACAGAAAATGGGGTCAGGTTGAATTGGATTTTATCCGCGATAATTTTAATGTTATTTCTGATGATGAAATTGCTGTACGATTGAGTCAAATAACAAATAGTAGTATTACTACTCCTATGGTGCGACGACAAAGGCGCAAACTTGGTATTCAAAAGCCACGAGGTCGTCAACCAAAGAACAAAAATGCCTCAATGCCAGCATCGTTTGCATCATCAAATGATAATGGTTGAACATAAAATTTTAAATTAGATTATGATAAAATTGGGGCATTAAGTTGCCCCTTTTTTATTTAACCATATAGCATAAGGAAAATAATATGAAAGTTTTAGTTACTGGTGGTAATGGATTTTTAGGGTCTAGAATTATGAAAGTTCTAAAAGATCAAGGTTATGATGCTTCAACATTTAGATCAAGAAATTTTGATTTGTGCAATCCTAAGCAAACTAAGGATGCTTTTGATAGATATCGGCCAGATGCTGTGATACACTGTGCTGCTGTGGTTGGTGGAATAGGGGCAAATAGAGTTAATCCAGGATCATTTTTTTATCAAAACATGATGATGGGATTAAATGTTATTGAAAATTGTAGAGTTTTTGATGTGAGTAAAGTTGTGCAGATAGGAACGGTTTGTAGTTATCCTAAATATACTCCGGTTCCTTTTAGTGAGGATAGTTTGTGGGACGGCTATCCGGAAGAAACTAATGCTCCGTACGGAATAGCTAAAAAAGCTCTTTATGTTATGGTAGAAGCTTATAAAAATCAATATGATCTAAATGGTTGCGTATTGGTGCCTTGTAATTTATATGGGCCAAATGATAATTTTGATCCTGGTAGTAGTCATGTTATTCCGGCTTTGATTAAAAAGTTTATTGATGCAAAACAAAATAACAATACCGAGGTAGAATGTTGGGGAAGCGGAAGTGCCACACGAGAATTTTTATATGTGGATGATGCTGCTGAGGCTATAGTAAAAAGCTTGAGCGTGGATACTGATTCTAAGCCTATTAATCTGGGCGGTGGTGTTGAAATAACAATAAAAGATTTAGCAGAAAAAATAAAACTATTTGTTGGATACGATGGAAATATAGCTTGGAATAGCGATCAGCCAGATGGTCAGCCACGAAGATTTCTTGATGTATCACGAGCCAAAAAGGTACTGAGCTGGGAACCAAAGGTAAGTTTTGATGCTGGATTAAAAGAGACTATAGAGTGGTACGGGGCTAATAAAAAATGAATATTAAACTTTTAGAAGCTACGGATAATATACAAGATTATATAGATTGCGTGAAGGATCTAAATAGTCATTATACTAATTTGAGTTCAATAGAAGATATTAAATATGTGCTAGAGCACAGACCGTCAAATATATTAACTTTTGTGATGGTGAACGATAGTGATAGGATAGTATCAACAGCAACGGTGATTATGGAAAAAAAATTAAGATATCAAAATTTATGTATGCATATAGAGGATGTTGGCACTCATCCACATTTTCGTAATCTTGGATACGGTTCGGAACTAATTCGATACTGCGTAAAAATAGCAGAAGAGAACAAATGCTACAAAGTTAAATTGAATTGTGAAAAAGATTTAGTAAGCTTCTATGAGAAACTAGATTTTAAGGTTGGCGGAAACCACATGGGGCGATCATTATAGTTTAGGTAAGACATTTGTTTTAGTTTTGGCTTACTATGTTTAGACCACCGCCGGTTTTTTGAGACTGATTCTCAATATCAAACCAAAATGAAAAAACCCCCCTACTAAGCGGGTGACGCAAAATGCTGTGCAAAATGCTACAGTATGACGCAAAATGCTACAGTGATCCTTACCCCCGTCTCAAAATGAGAATGCTGTAACCCTATATTTTTCAAGGGGTTACGAAAAATCCTATTTTTTTTCTCGAATGGCACGACATTCGCATATATATCTGGTATCGAAACAAGGGGTTTCGGAAACAAGTAGAAAAAGGATAGATAAGATGGAAAACATGATTGTGCTCAATACGGTTCGTGAGTTGTGCGAGTTGATCAACAATACGACCATGACCACGTTTGTTGGTCGTGTTGCTTTTGCAATGGACCTTCTGGAAAGGGTTCGCCATAATGATAACATGATCGAAATCAATCATGAGTTGGGATTCTGCGATGATGGTGGATTCATCCAGATTGATGAGATGGGTTATGTGGTCGATGATTATGCGATCCAGTGATTCCCTATAAGGGGGGTTGTGGCAGCGAAAAAGTTTGGTAGGATCATAGAAAAGAAAGAGAGAAAAAGATGGTTTACAATGTTGGCGATAGGTTGAGTGTGGTCTATAGTACTGGCGAATCGTTCACCGGTGAACTGGTTAGCGTTCGTGAGATTCCGAACAAGGGAACGCTTATTCTGGTGAACGACGAAACGGTAGGCTATCGGTCCATGTATGCCGACAAGGTTGTGAGCGTAATCGTGGAGAATGCTTGAATGGATACTAACTACTTTCAATCATCGTTCGAGAGTATGGAAACGAGTACCATACGATTGTGGCTCCACGAAGCACAAGTACGACTGCCCCATGAGAGGGGTAGCGTTCGTGAGATACTGAAAGAAGGTATACGCGCGTCTGCTCGTGAACTGTTGTTCAGGTATCGAGAGGATATGAAAAGAATCTTTTCAAAAAACTCGACGTAAACCCTTGATACGTAAGGACTTACGGCGAAATTGGGCCGCCATTTTTGACGTAACTCCTTATGGTTCAAGCACTTACGGCGACCCCAAAGGTGGTGTAGCAAAACGCTGTAGCAAAATGCAACACCTGTAGCAAAATGCTTCACCTTGGCACACCCCCGTCTCAAAATGAGAAAGTTGTAAAGTGTTGTCCCATAAGGACTTAGAAAGAAAAAAATATTTTTCAGACTTTGGCACGGGAAGTGCATTATATAGAGGCATAAGAAAGAGAGTGAAAGATGGATAAGACGATTTATTTGGTTTCCGATTGCTGCTATGTTGAAAGCAACCCAGATTACCAAGTCTGCTCATGTTGTGGTGAGCATTGCGAAATGGTTGTGGATGATTCGATCCATACTGCTATGATGGATGATTTCATCGAGTCAGACTATATCCCCGGTTATGATGATGGTGAGGCTATCTAGTCTCACCTAATCGGGGGGTTGCGGCGGCGAAAAAGTTTGGTAGAATCAGCACACAAGAAAGAGAGAAGAGAATGGAAAAGTTTCGAATCGTTGAAGAATACAAGCGTACAGTTCGTGGTATCTTCTATGGTATGGCGATCCCTTGCGACAAGCGTAGTGCCGATGGTGGTACGATTACCAGTGAGAAGGTATTGAAGTTCAATCGTTCAGCGTTGCGAAAGATTGGCAAGAGTAAGGTCGAAAAGGCTGACCCCCGCATGGTAGGTGGTGAGGATCGTATGCGTTTCCCGGTTGGCAAGCCCGGTTCCCCCGAAAGGGTGGTTGCTCTTGCAGAGCAATATGCTAGCCTCGCGGATGATGAGATGAGTCCCTTTACTGGAGATGAGTGAGAACATGACCATTCAAGTACAAAATACACTCCATCGCCTTGTTGCTCACCACGGTTATTCGGCTACATTTGTACAGTATATGGGAGAGGGTATATGTATGTACAGTATCGGAGGCATCATGTACCGCATTAGGGGGGATGGTACGATTCTCTAAGGATTCGACATAAACCCTTGATACGTAAGGACTTAAGCAAAAATCGGGCCCGCAATTTTGACGTAAGTGCTTATGAGACAATGACTTACGACAAACTCTATGCCATGATTTTTGGCATGAAAATTGCTCTAGCATATGGTGTGCCAATATGGAAGAAAATTATGAAAAGTTTTGTCAAAATCTCTTGACACAAAAATTTCCAGATTTTTCTTGCATCCTAAAGAATCCATGGTATAATGTCGATATAAGAGAAAGAAAGAGAGAAAGAAATGAATAAGATTGAAGTTTACTATTCCGATTGCTGTGGTGTTGAGATTGTTGGTGATATCGCTGGTCTCGAATTGTGTCCCCGATGCTGGGAACACTGCGACTGCGTTATTGAGGAAATCGACGATCCATCATGCCCCGCCTAATGGGGGTTGATGCGGCGACAAAGTTTGGTAGGATTATAGAAAAGAAAAGGAAAGAGATGTACAAGGATTTTCTTAGCAATCTGATCGTTTGTTTTCTGCTGTTTTGTTGGGCATATTTGTTCGTTCTGGTTCCGGCGTATTTTTTCTTTGGGTGATGTATGAGTGATAGTGAAAAGCAAGTTTTAGATTTCGTGAATAAGATGGAAACCGTTACGCTTGGAAAATGGATGGTAAACATGCAAAATGTTTCCAGTAATGTTTCCGTCTATGCTAGAACGTTTCCCAATATGTGCGTTAGTTTCGCCGCTAGTGAATTACTTCGACGTTATCACGAAAATAGAAATGATAACTGAAAGGAAATGTATGAATAGCCTCGATAAAATTCTGTCTGCTATGCGAACTGGCAAGTATGGTAGCGTGGTGGATACTAAGGGTAAGATTCATGTTGGCATTATCAATTCACTATTGCGTGAAGATGGCAGTAATAAAAATTGGATTGTAACGGTGAGCAACCGTACAGTTACTGAACAAGTGTTCATTCATGCTAGTTAGGGTTGTCTCGGCGTAAAGTCTTGAACCATAAGGACTTACGACGAGGCCGGGCGGCCCCCGGCGACGTAACTCCTTGTGGCTCAAGCACTTACGACGACTAGCAGAGCAAACGCTGTGCCGCAAAAAATAATCTTTTTTCTAAGATTTTCTGCTTGACAGTGCCGATGATTAGTGTAGAATCCACGCATCACCCCAAGGGACTTTACAATGTACGATTTCGAGGACATCAACGCGATTCTTGCTGATATGGCCGACGAGGGTATTCTGGAACCGATGGTCGAGCCGATTGATGAGAACGACTGCCATCCGCTCGACTGGGCCGAAGTGGTCGGTTGTGCGGACGATATTTTTGACGAAGTGTATCTTGACGAAGTGGGCGATCCGTGGTATCTTGTTTGAAAAGGAGAAAATGATGAGTCACCCTGATCCCTTGTTCGATCCCGATAACTCTGAGGATGATGATATGAATTATGATGATCACGACGATTTCTATCAAGAGGTCGAAGATTACAACGATTATTATATCGAAGAAAATAGCGTGGACGATGATGACGACTACGATGATAGCATGGACGGCGACCATGATAGTGCCATGACTTCAGCCGGTTGGGGAACCGATGAGGATTATGGATCGTATCACGATGATATTGACGCTTATCACGATTACTATGGGGAGGATTTCTGAACATGATCGATTACATTTGCGACAGCATCACGGTTGATAATGATTCGGAAGATGGAATGTTTCTTGGAAACAAGATGGTTGTGATTTCTGTTCCAGAGTGCGCTAGTGCTGATCCTTTGGACAGGTACGATCACCTTGCGGCAATATCCGGGGCGTTGGAAAATGCTCTGGACTGCGATGTACGCTCGTTCAGTTACAACAAACTTTGACGCAAACCCTTGCCGCGTAAGGACTTGCGTCGCGGCGGGCGGGCCGATTTTGACGTAAGTGCTTACTGCACAAGCACTTAGAAAACATTACAGTTTTTCTTGACAAGTGTCGATAAGTATGGTATTCTAACATCATGAGCAAGCGAAAAAAGAGTATCGTTGTGCAACTGAATGTGCGTCCATTGTGGGCTATCGGCATGGGTCATCACGACCACAAGAGCGGAAGCGGACAGCACGACAATCGACCAAAGCGACTTCGCACTCGCGGAGCCAAGAATCGACAGGCCGTGAGGGATGGTTGGTAGTCCTACCTAATCCTACGGATTTGGATTGTGTGGATGTAGTCAGCCAAAAAATAGATCTCTTGACAAATTAGATTTCTCGACTAAAATATCGTTCAAAGGAGAAAACGATGCTTACTCTTCGACATTTTCGTAAGATCGAGAAGGAAATCAAGGGACTGAAAAAGTGCCAAAGTATTTATAGCCGGAAAAAGAATGCTCTGTGCTATAAACTTTCTAAGATGGGTACTCAGCACAGGGCCAACGCTATTGAGCGTATGATTCGTGATTATTTAATCACTATGGGTAATAGGGTTGATTATTTTGGTGGTAATCATTCTTATGATATGATTGTAAATGGAAAAAAGGTAGAAGTAAAGTCCTCCCTTGCACAACCCATATCTGGTAAAAAGTATCGTTATAGGTTTCAAAATATCAAAAGTGGTTATTTTCACGAAATTATTTTAGTATTTGTTACCCCAAAGGGTATCAAGATCAAACGCATGAATAAAAATCGTTTGGAAAATCAAATCAGATATGCTAGGTGTTATTCAAATGGTAAGACTTTAGAGTTAAAAGAACTAGCGGCCTAAAGTTTTGGCTCTTGACAAACGATAAAAACAATGTAGAATTGTGCAGAACAAGGAGGTTCTCATGGATGGGGCAATTGTGCTTATTGTGGTGGTTATGATTATTGGTCTAATTGTGGAGATATTGTGGAAATGATTAGTAGTTTTCATGCTTTTGTAATTATCTCTTGTGCTTTTATCATGTATTTTGCCATTATGACCGATAGTTTATAAATCCTTGTGCTGTAAGGACTTAGATCAAAACGGCGAGGCCCGGCTCGACGTAAGTGCTTGATTCTCAACAACTTGCATCAAAAAAATTTTTCTAAAGATTACCTCTTGCGTTGGCCGATAAATATGGTATGCTTGAGATTCACCAAGGGAGAAAGATGATGACTCATGTTGAAGCGGTTAGGATGGTTCGTGGCAAGCGGAATGCGGAGCGTCGCAAGGTTGGCAACAATACCTACGCGAAGATTCTGAGCGATGGTAGCGTTGGAATCATGCTGCATAGTACCTATGTGGTCAAGATTCATGAGGATGGTACTTATACCCTGAATAGTGGGGGTTGGCAAACCTTGACCACTAAGGATCGTATCAATCAGTATAGCCCGCGTTATGTTTTCCAGAAGAACTATGAATGGTTCGTGAAAATCAACGACAAGCCGTATCCGTTTATCGACGGGATGGTGGTGAGTTGAAAAATATCAACCAGATTTTGAAAGGATTGGGAAAACTTGGTTTTAGGGTAGAGTTTTGTGATGGTAGTTTGGTCAAGTTATATCCGGCAGATTCTAGCCAACCTTTTTATTCATTACATGTGGGAGAACGTGCGATTCACCCGCTAAAGAGGTTTGCCAAGAAAAACTGGAATATCGAACTTGACAAGGTGTGAGATGATGGTATACTTGTGACATAAGGTAACTAACTGAAAGGAAAAAGATGAACGATTTTATTGCTGCTGCTCTGGTTTCTACGATTTGTCTGGTTGGTCTGGTCTGCTTTGTGTTGTTTCATATCTATCGTGGATTGAATGATTCGCTGATTACTGCTAGGATCGGTAGTGTTTATAACTTTGAGTATGAACAGCCGGTTACTGGTGATCCTGAGCGTTTTATGGCTAAGGTAATTAGTGTGCATCGTCTTAGCAATGATAGTATCGCTAGGCTGAATGCTACTAGCCGTTATCGAAGACACGATGGACAGTTTGTGCGTACTCATCATCTGGTAACTGCTCAAACGCCGGATGGTAAGATTCGCAATTTCTACGCCGAACGTACTCGCAATGTTCGTCGCCCCCTCTTGGGTGGTACGCTCTTCAAGAGTGGTTTGGCCGCTATGATGTTCTGAATATCGCCCCATCGCTCTAAGTTCTTGCTACCAAAGGACTTAGGGCGAGATGGGCGGGCCGGCCGCGACGTAAGTGCTTACTTATCAACCACTTAGGATTTTCTAAAGAAAACCTCTTGACAAGCCGATACTATCTAGTAGAATGACTCGAACAGGAGAAAATTATGGGTTATACTTGGGCCGTTTGGCAAAATAATCGTCTGGTGGGTTATGTTAAATCACCTAGCGAATGGGATGCTATTAGATTAGCCCATAGCAATTATGGGTCTTGTTTGTATGTGGAACGATGTTTGGCTGGTGTGTGTCCAAAAAATCTTCAAGAAAATGTCTTGACAGGCCGATAATAGAGATTAGAATACAAACTACCGTGGGTCCATGCTCAAGGGACTAGATAGGGATAAGCCATTACGATAAACCTACGGCTGTTATGCAGCGTGGGGTTGACAGCGGGCTTATACGCTGTATAGTAGTGCCTATCTATGTGGGATTGCGTCCAGACCACGGCCAATACAAAGACAGGCGGAGTAACTGAGGCGCTTCTAAGTGTAAGTGTCCCGGCCTGTCTACAATACAACCAGTAACCGTTCCCAAGAGCCAGACGATATGAGTCATGAACATATCTAGGGAGGATTTCCGTGGACGGTTTCTACCAGTGTTTACCTTGCTCCAAGGGTTCATAATATCGGAGTATTGGTGGGTTATAGGAATCGGGGCGTAAAAGATTCCGCTGGTTTTTCTTATTGACTTGACGATAAAGAATGGTATAATGGTGGAAAAGGAGAGAAGTAATGTATATGTGGTATGTTTTTAGAGATAAAGAACTTTTAGGCTATGTTCATGCTCCGTCTTTATATCAAGCCAAAGTATTAGCATATACCGATTTTGGAAATGACGTAACTTTAAAGAAAAGTAAAACATATGACCGTTAACGAACTTATTGAGCAGTTGAAGAGTTATCCCAGCGATATGAGGGTATTGACTCTTGGGTATGAGGGTGGGTATGATGATATTGGTCTGAAGACTAAGGATATTGTTTTCAATGTGAATAGTAAGGATACTTGGTATTATGGTAGCCATGATGAACCGGGTATGGTGAATAATATGGATAATGATGAAACCGGAACAAAGTGTGTTGTTATTGTGAGAACAGCATGAAAGTTTACGTTGTATTTGATATTCCCGGTATTGATCCAGACGATGAAGATGCTGACGAGATTATCGCAGTATTAGAAGATACTATTGACGAACTAGGTTACGAATGGTATATTGATGATGCCACAGAGGACTGAATATGGAATGGCTTAGTTTTTTTGGTTATCGTCGCCCTATCAACGGTCAAAAGGTTTATTACTTTGGGCCAGATATTGGTGTGTGGCAGGGAAGGTATGAGATTCATAGGGATGATCCTGTGAGTGAACATATTCTTATTTGTGAGGAAAGTCCCGGCATTGTAGATCGTATGGATGCTCCGTGGTGGATGCCATATGAGGGACAACCTAAACCGCAACGACCAGAAAGTGATTACCCAAAGGATTATCCTTCATAAAATATGAATAAAGAACAAGAACAAGCAATTAAAATGACCATCAACTTTCTAAGAAATAGATTATTGGGGGTCAATAAACATTATTACGATGCGGTCTTGACATCAGTAAAGATGCATGATATAACTCTTGAAGACGTATTAGAATATTGGAGAAAGGAAGCAGGAAACGTATGATCAAGATTGATTTGACGGTTCGTGAAGCGGTGGATTTGGCGATCTACTGCCCAGCAGAAATGCGCGAAAAGATCGTGGCCGCACTGGAAAGTGCTTTAGGGTCAAAAGAGCAGTATCATGTTACCGTCACCGGCGGCATGACCACAAACAATCGTATTCCTTGTATCAAGGCTGTGCGTCAGCACACCGGGTGGGGATTGAAAGAAGCGAAGGATTGGACCGATGGTATGATCGGCCGCTGGGACGCTTATGGCGTGTGGCACAAGGGCGACCTGAACCAGATATCGGTGCGTCTGAAAACCACAGAGGCGGCTGAAAATCTGCTTCGTGACCTGAAGAACGCTGGTTGCGAAGGGTACTTGTCGTAAACCCTTATGCCGCAAGATTTTACGCTGCGGCGGGCGGGCCGATTTCGTCATAAGTGCTTATCCCATAAGGACTTAGGATTTTTTAAAGAACAGTATTGACTTCTGACGATAACAAAGTATAATCAAAGCATGGGAGCGTAGACCAACGGCAGAGTCAAGGGACTTAAAATCCCTCCAG